TCCATAATGAAACAAGAAATGACACAAATGCTGCCCAAATTTCTTGCCCTAGTTTAGTTTGTGTAAAGAACCAAACCAACGCAGCGACAACTGCAACAATAGCAGCGATAACAAGCGCAATAGGATTAGCTAACATAGTTGCGTTGAATAGTGCCATTGCGGTTCGTGCGGCAGTCGTGATAGTGTTAAATAACTTGATTGCACCTGTAATTAACTTAAACGCTGTAACACCAGCCGTAATACCAACAACTAATGGTGCTATCCAGTCACTGTTTGACTTGATGAAATTAACCACGCTCGCAACAGAATTATAAATAGTTTTAAACACCGCTACGATTGTAGGCATAGACGATTGCAATGTTGAGTTAATCACTGCGAAAGCGCTAATAATAGCCGTTTTAGCTTGGTTAAATATACCAGCAATTCCACCATTAACTCCGGCTGACTTTAATCCGTTGTCAATAGATGTAATCATATTTGCTAATCCGTTAGTAACAGCGTTACGCATGTTTGTAAACGATGTGCCAATTCCACCAGTCGCTGTTCGTGCTGTGTTAGCAAAACCATTAACACCACCGTCTAATTCCATAAACTTTTTGTTCAATTGGTCGACTGTAATTTCGCCAGATTGTAACTTAGCGTACAGGTCTTTTTCTGCACTTTTACCAGTCAACCCAAACGAATTAGCAACTTTTGTCAATGCGTATGGCATTGTTTCTTGCAATGTTCGCCAACTCATTAAATCGACTTTTCCGCTTGCTAACATTTGTGAATATTGTTGCACACCACGTGAAGCGTCACCTGCACTTGCGCCACTTGCAAGGAAAGCGTCATTTAATGCTGTGGCTGTTTTAGCTCCAGTAGTAGCACTTTTTGTCAAGATAGCGAACGACTGTGAACTTTTTGTAATTTCTTGTAATGACGTTGGTAGTCCATCGACACCTTTCTTCAGTATACCAACTGATTTGTTTGTGTCCTGCGTTGAGAAACCCATCTGTTTCATAACTTTTGGATAAGCGTTCAGCGTGTCAAACCGTCCAACAGCGCTACCAATACTACCTTTTAACACGCCAATAGCAGACGTTACCGCCGCAACCGCACCAACACCAACAGCAATATTCTTAATTGACCCGCCTAATGTTTTTGTTGGTTTGTCAGCGTTTCCCATGCCTTGACGAATACTATCAGTATAACCCTTGACTGATGACGCTGCCAGTTTAGCCCCTGATGTAATACCACTTGTGTCAGCACTAAATATTGCCTTTACTTCTTGTTCAGCCATTTATTTATACCTTTTTACTCTTTCCGCTTAAAAATTTGAAGTCATCACGAGTGAACTGTTGACCGCGTTCGAGCTTCGCTTTGTCTTCCACAGCAAACTTTTCAGGAAAGAATACACGTTCTATTTTTCTAGTGTTCTTAATGTGTGACTTGCCATAAAAATCGTCAAACTTTTGATAAACAGGCGAACCATTACGTTTTTGAGATTTAGCTTGTTGATTAATGAACGCTTGTTCGTGCATTTTAAGTCGCTCATCTTCTTGTCTTAACTGACTAGCTTCCATATACATATAGTATTCTTGCATGTCAAGTCGTTCAATATCATCAATTCTAAGGCTATTAAAATAGCGCAGTCCGTCAACCACTAGTCTATGGTACGTAACTGCGCTACTCTCCAATTCTTTTACTTCTTCGCCTCTGCTGCTAAGGCTTTCATTTTTGACGCTGTCGCATTTGACGTTTCTAATGCTTCAATAACTTCAGCAATTAAGAAGTCAAGCTCTTCAAGTGTCAATTCATCGTCAAGCCAATTAGACAATTCTGTTACTGATAGTTTAGGACTTTCAGTTTCGTTAGCAACTTTCAAGATGTCAAGCAAAGCTGTAATATCGTTAGCGTTCTTCAATTGTGCTAATTTAATAGCTGATCCAACACCAAACGGAATACCATCCTGTTTAACTGTTACCAACTTGTCCAATTCCTTAACAAACCTAATTGAAAACTTGAACTTATATTCTTTACCGTTAATTTCTTTAGTTAATTGAGCCATTATAATTTGTCCTCCATGACATTAATTAAGGTGTTGTAACCTTTTCTAATCCTGAAAATGCGTATTGTGCATCAGTTGCTGTTGCATCAAATGTAACTTCTCCGTCAACAGGCTTTCCGTTTACAGCGATTTCAACAGTAGCTGTTGCAAAGTCGTCTGCGTCTGCACTTTCTTCGTATGACGTAACTGTACCTTGCATGTAAGTAGCCTTAACTTTTTCAGTTGTAGCACCCTTAATACCAGTAAAGATACGCCAGTATTCCATCACTTCTCCGCTGTCGATTGCGTCTTGTTGCATTTTAAGTGTTGCACTGTCGTTTGATACCATGTCAATTGACAAGGTTGTTTCAAGTGAACCGGGTGCGTTCAAAGTGCCTGACTTCGTAGCTGTTGAGTTGTTGTCACGTGACTTTGAGTAGTCGTGTGTTGTTTCAAACGCGAATTTCAAACCTGCGTCTGTTCCTTGCGCTGATAGTTTACGTGACGCAATGATAATCTTGCCACCGTAATTTGCTTGTGTTTCAGCCATAATGTCTCCTAATAAATTTTATAAGTTAAATCTAGCGTGCCGTGCCAGATAGTAGCGTTGTCGATATTCTCTTCCGTAACTGTATTAACAGTAACAACTGGGTCAATCACAACCCTGTAACTTGCTGTACGGTTGATTGGTAGCAATAAACGATACATTTGTTGCTGTAATTCTGACAACTGCCAGCGTTGTTCTTTTCGACCGAATAAGTTTAAAGTAATTGATACCGTGCCTTGCAACGATGACTTGTTAGGTAATAATTGTAATGACACGTCACCGCAATATACATAAGGCATTTTTGCAAAAGTTTCCTTGATGTCTGGTAACGTAGAGAACCAAGTCATGCCATTATCAATCAGCTTATCTGAAACCGTTTCATAAATTTCTTGATCTGGTAAGCTCATTTAAGAACCCCCTTAATGTCACGAATAAACCCAGCCTTTTGTGCATTAAATGCAGTAGACATGAACTTAGCTTGCCCACCGTTTGGGTGGTTTAACCTCGTGTCAAATTCTTGACGTGCGCCATAGTTATAACCACGGTTGAAAGCGTTAGCTGTAACCTTACCAGTCGTTGAGTTAGTCGTGTTCTGAATATTAATCGTTGTGTTTCGTTTAAGGAAACCTGTTTTAACAGGCTCTAATCTAACCGCTTGCGCTTGTGTAGCTACTGTATATCTCTTCACTGTGTCACGTGCTGCTTGCGGTACTCGTTCAGCCATTTTATTAACGGCTTGGATATATTGATCACCTCCAACAATTTTAACACTCATTATGCGTCACCCTCAATCAACGTTAGGTTACGTCTATCTGAAATTGACTGTGTAGCGTAAGGCTTAAATGCTTTACCGTCAATCAGTGCAATTGTAAAATCTGGTAATGGTGTAAGCGAACGAACGTTGACCATGATTGGACTCGTGATACCAAAGTCACGAATAGTCTTTTGTACGGATAGTGTCGTAACATTGACCGTCACTAGCGTATCATTAATGCTTTCTGACGCTGTTCCGTGGTTGCTTGGTCTGTCTTCGCCTTTGATGATTTGACGTAATGTGATTTGCTTATTCAAAATCATATCAACCACCACTTACCATGAGTTGGTTTGTAAAAGTCGTCACCGTTTTTATAGGCGTTAATTTCTGCTAGGTAAGGCGTGAAGTCGTCTTCGTTGAACGTCATACCCAAACCGTCCTGTGTAGATGACTTCATACCCTCATTACCAATACGAGCATATCGAGCGCCAACAACATTAGTTAAAATATACTGAAACTTGTCAGGTACTGTATCCGTGCCAAGCAAAACATTTAAACGCTGTGCTGTCAATTTCTCAACAATCTCCAATTTATCGGCAATCGAAGTATCGGCTGAAATTAACGTTAGGTAATCTGTTGAAGCGCTCATATACTCTCCTTAATACCCGCCCTTGCGTATTGTGTATTTATACGGCGAGTTATGAATAATTTATCCTTCTACAGGTGCGTCAACAAAGAAGATAGCCTTTTTGTTGTCAACAGGGATATAGATACCGTCTTTACCAGCTCCTTGCAATTCAACACCATCAAAGTCAACGGCGTCAATTGTACGCATAGTTGAGATACCAACGAACACACGACCAACGTTGTCAGGTGCAAAGATTGCTTGCTTACCACCCAAGTAAGCGTCAGGAACCTTAACAATCTTGAAGCCCTTGAACTCAAGAATACGGTTAGCGTCAATGTTTACAGCTGATGACTTACCAGTTGTAGCCAATGAGCTGTCGATAATCTTGTTGTAAACCGCAGACGAAACATAAGCAGTCACGTTTTCTGTTACTAATTCAAGTTGCGTTACCTTGTCATCTGCTTCGTTGAACAACACTTGTACGTCTGTTCCGTCTGCTGTCAAAGCTGTACCAGCAGCAACCAATGCAGCACCATAAGCAACGTTAGAGCGTTGGATAAGTGCTTGTGCTTGCTTAACAAGTCGGTCAGTAACAGCAGCACTCAAGTCAGCGTTGACAGTATAGCGGTCAAGACCTTCATGAATAGCCCACGGTGCGTTATAAGGGACATTTGTGTCAGCGTAAATCACTTCTTGCATTGCGCCGAAACGTGATGAGTTAGCTGTTCCTGTGCCGAACGCAACGTTTGCGCCAGTGTTGTAAACACCAACAGTTACTGGTAAGTCGTTTGACTTAAGTGTGAAAGCTGTTGCGTTGTCACGAACTCCGTCAACAGCTGTAATTTGTCCGAAAGCGTTCACGAATGCTGCTTTCTTTTGATAAATAGTTGGCAATACTTGTAAGAATTGCTTAGAAAATACTTGTTCAGTCATTATTTTTTCCTTTTTAATTAGTGGCTTAACCTTTAAACGAGACCGTTATTGCGTAACGCTTGACTGATAACATCATTTTCATTCGTTAGCGCAGACGATGTTCCTGTTGGTTTACCTGCATTTGCACGTTTGTTAATTTCTTCATTCACTTGCTTTTGAATAACGTCCTGAATTGATGAGATAAAGTCTTGCGACTTTTCAGCGTCACCAAGAGTAGCTAACGATTGTGCTAGATCAACTGGCAACCCCACTGCGGACAATTGTCCTGTAATATCTGCGGTTAGCTCACGTTGCTTAATTCCAGCTTCACGTTCTTCTAGTGTTTTTAGTTTGTCGTTTAGTTCCTTTTGTGCTTTTTGTTCAGCAGTCATTTTAGATTCTTCTAAAGCATCAGCCTTTGCTTGTTCGATAGCTTTTGCTTTATCATCTTCAAACTTAGCCAATAAGTCGTTGCGTGCCTTGTCGTACGCACTGTCCTTGGCGCTTTGCAAATCTTTCTCTGTGAACGTTACAGGAACTTCCGTCACTTCATCAATCTCTTGTGTTACTACTTCATCAGCCATTTTGTTATTCTCCTTTGCACGCTTTCATGTACGCATAACCCACATTACAGCCCGCTAATTTATTTTTTTTACACGCACAAACAAACGCAAAAAGCCCATGTTAAGTACCCGCTTGCATAATTATACCATTGAAAATGAATATATACAAACTTTTATGCAATAAAAAAAGAGCTTATTTCAAGCTCCGCACTTTGTTGTTATTTTTGCTGTTAAAATTGATACGTCCGTAGATTGATGATACAAGATATAGCATAGTCATGACTAACATTGACAACGCTACTGGTGTAAGTCCGTCTTTCAACGCAACAAACCACAATAGCAAGTTAATAAAGTTAGAAAATAACCAAAGATAATAAGTACCAGCGAAACGTTTAACGTAAAGCACTGACGCAACGCCACCAATTGCTAATACAAGAGCGTCAATAACTGGTTGACTGTCATGCAACAACACGCCTAACGGATAAAGCACGCCCCATGCTACGATAATAGCCAAGACGATGACTAGCCATTGAATAATAGTCGGATCTTTCACTGTTGCATTCTTACCACGTCCCCATGTACGCCAATTGATAATCAAACCTAAGTCAATAGCGAAGAAGAATACTAATTGATCAATAACAGACCACCAATGACCTGCTGATACATTGACGATGATATAACCAATAACTGAAACAGCGCCAAGTAGTCCGTTAATTGAGCGTCCAACTACCAAACGTTCCTTTGTCATATAGTTTTTATCTACGAAACGTTTCCAACCTTTTGCAGCCATCGCAACGGTACAAGCGAACCCAAACAAAATAGCGACATAAGCGACTGTTGATAGCCATGTAATAGGTGCTGAAACATAGGACATGGTATTAAGACCAACACCAAAACCGTATAGCGCCCAAGCGAATGGCTCAATACCTGTCAACTCATCTTTAAGCCATTGGAAGTAATTCCCTGTAAATCGTTCTTGCATTATTATTCTCCTTTTATTAGGTGCGCTGTACACGCCCTTGTCTTTGCTGAATGCAATTCCGCTAACAACTATTATAGCAAAATAAAAAGCCCTTGTGTGGGCTTTGCTTATATTTATAATACACCGACAATTGCGCAGCGACAATTTGGGTGTTTGGGAATTGAGTATCTACTATTGTTGAACTCTGATAAAGGGAATACGTTACCGTCTAAACTCCGACAAATTTCGCATGCCCCAGCGCTTGCTAACCATTCAGCTTTATGCACATCAGCGTTCTTAATATCACTAGCTTGTTGTTGACCTGAAATTCTAGCACCTTCCGTCCGTAAGATACGTTCAGACTGGTAATTGAATACGTTGTACTTATCTCTAATATCCTTGACACTAGACATAGGGT